TCGGCGAAGCCCGGCGCGCGGCCGTCGTACAGCTGCGCCCGTTCGCCTGCGCCCAGCGCATAGGCCTGCCGGGCCTCCTCGATCAGGCGGCCCGCCTCCTGGTCGTCCGCTTGGCGGCGGGCCGCGTCCACGCGCTCCACCTGCCGCGCCGCGCCTTGCAGCGCCCGGTCCAGCGAACTGAAGTCCAGCGCGGCGGGCGCCGTGACCACGCCGTTGGGGGCCTGCATGTCCAGGGCCTGAGGAAGTCTCGCCATGGTCAGCCCCCCATACGTCGACGCTGGGCTTGGGCGCCCATTTCGCCCAACACCGTCGATCCAGCCTCAATGAAGCCGCTGAACAGATCCAGGCTGGCCTGCCGCTTTGCTGCCGTTGCGTCATTCAACAGGGCCGTGGACCGGGTCAGCCCGTCGCGTACGGTTTGGCGCGCACGATACATGCCCTGCCGCGCCAGATCGTCCATCACTGCCAGCGCCGAACCCTGCAGCCCTCCGCTGCCCGACGCGGCCGCCATGGCCGCCGCCCGCGCGCCCACCCGGTCGCTGTCTTCCAGCGCCAGCGACGCGGCCACGCCCGCCTCGCGTCGCTCGTTGCGCGCCTGGTTCTGCAAGGCCTTGGCCCGGGCCTTACCGGCCTTGCGGCGGCCGATGCCGCCGAATATGGAGCCGACCGCGCTGAGGCCAGCCGAAAGAAAGCTCATCGAAACACCCCTGCATAGAGCACGTAGTCGTCGCCGTCCGGCCCCCAGGCGCGCATCACGCCCTCGCGCGACAGGCCCAGCATTGCGGCGAAATCATGCGCGGCCCAGCCGACGCCTTGCACCGGCGCAGCCCTGACGGCGATCTCCACCCGGCGCGCCTTCGTTTCGGCGATCATCAGACGAAAGGCCCGGCGCACCATCGACCAGCCGCGCGGGCTCAGGTCCGCCGCATACAGCCAGCCGCTCCATCGTCCATGTCCAAGGGGCTCGATCCCGCCGCAGGCCAGCGGCCGGTCCCACCGGCGCGGCCCCGCCGTCAGGGACCAGCACAGGCCGGACGGTCGATCCGGCCCCATCAGGGGCTCGCCCGCCGCCTTCTGTTCGGCCGCGAAGTCGGCCCGCGCCACGATGCGCGGCGGGTCGCCGGGCGAATATCGGCGCAGGGTCAGCCCGCACCGCGCGCTCAGGGCGCCGCCGTCAGTCCGCATCCGCCAGCCCCCGCACGACATGGACGACCAGGTCGAAGGCGTGGTCCGTCTCCACGAACAGCCGCCGCTCATATTCCGCTCCGCCGGGCAGGGGCGTGGCCCAGACGCTGCGGCGCACGACCGGTCCGCCAACGTCGCCGGGCGCGCGGTTCAACAGCCGGTCCGTCGCTGCGTCGCCCTCGGCGCCCGTGGTGCCGACATAGGCGACGGCGGCATCCACCACCAACTGCGCCTTGGTGTAGCGCACCTTGCGGCCCACCGTGGTTCCCGGCCCCGCCAGGTCCGGCGGCAGGCCCTCCCAGCGGCTGCGATAGGGCAGGCCGACATAGGCCCGCCCGGCCGTCACCATCTCGGGCAGGGAGACGGACCCGTCGTTTGACACCGCACGGTCGCGATATTCGCCCCATCCGCGGCCCGGCGTTTCGCGCGCGTCGGGCTCCGTCGCCGCCAGAACCGTCACCGCCTCGCCCGCCAGATGATCCAGTCCGCCCAGCCCGTTGACGGCGGCGCCCGCATAGGCCTCGGCCGCGTCCAGGAACAGCATGTCGGCCGGATCCGCCAGCCGCAGGATCAGCCGCTGCGTCTGGTCCGCCTTGCGGCGACGCACGATCATGAACAGGCGCGAACGCCCGCGCGCGCCCGGTACAACGCAGCTGCTTTCCAGCACCATGCCGCCGCCCAGCGGCGCCTCTTCGGTCGGCACCTCGCGCCCGGCGATGCTGTGGCGGTTCCAGCCATAGACCTGCTGTTCCGGATGATAGGTCAGACTGGCCTGCCCGCCGTCGTCCAACCGCGCCCACACCAGGTTCCAGGGTTGTTTGAGCCAGCTCAGTTCGGCGAACCCGCGCCGCCCGATATGTTCGGCGACGACGCTCAGGTCGCGGCCGCCGCTGGACTGGTCCGGCTCGATCCGGCTTTCGCGCAGGGTCTCGCCGCCCGCCGCCACGAACAGCACCCCTCCATAGGCGAGGATTGGCTCCACGTCCGCGGACCCGAACTCGCTGATCGGCCGCGCCAAACTTCCCGATGGCGTGATGGGATCGTCCAGCGTTCCTCCCGTGACCACGAACTCGCCGTCCGTGGTGCCGACCTGCAGGAAGGTTGAGCCCGCCATCCAGCTGATGCGGTCGCGATCGCCGCCGACCAGCCGCCGCACCGCGTCGTCGTCCACCACGCGACCGGTGCCCAGACCGGGCGTGAAATCCACGATGGAGGCCGAGAAACCCGCGGTCCGGCTCAGGTCAATCGCATCCGGATCGCCTGCGCCCCCGGCCAGCGCCAGCCGCTCTTCGCGGATGGCGGGATTGGCCGTGGGCCAACCGCGAAAATCTGAAAACGCGCCCTCCGACCAGTTGGCGGTGCCGCCATCCAGGCCGCTGGGAACGCCAGCGGGAGGCAATACGGTTACCTGGGTCGGGCTCACATAGGTTGCGACATAGACGTGCACCGCGCCATCATGACGGAACGCCCAGTCCGCGCTGCCGTCCGAGACGACGCCAGAGGCGTGAACCGGCGGTGTGTTTCCTGCCTTGTTCGCCCCTCCGATCCGCGCATACACGCGGCCGTTGGACAACCGCTCGGCGTTCAGCGGAATGTCCGTTTCCTCGGGCTCCCAGCTCAGCACGCCTGGATTGCCGTCATTCTGTCGCAGGCGCCAGACCGAGTTGATGTGTCCCGAAGTGAAGGTCGGCTTCGTAGCCGTCAACGTCGTCCCGCTGAGGGTCAGCCGATGGGTCGCGTCGCCGTTCTCGGGCCTGAACGGCCCATTGACGATCGGTAGGCCGTCAAAGGTCCAGTTGATGTTGGAATGGCGGCGCAAAATGCGCGGGCTCAGATTGTCCCTGTGGGTCAGGAAGATCACGTCTCCTGACTGGCGCGGCCGGATCCCGGCTAGCTGATGCGCGCCGTAGGGGCTGGCGAACTCCACCTGCGCCCCGCCGTTCATCACAGGCGCGCCGTTCACCGTCCAGACGCGCACATAGGCGTCGCCGAACTCCAGGACCAGGGCGTCGCCGCTGTTGCGACGAAAGGGGATCAGGCGGCTGGGCCGGTCCGCGTGCTTGGGCAGGCCCACGAACCAGGTGCCGGGGCGCCGTCCCATCGGCCCGGCGACCCGGCCGATCATGTTCAGCCCCAGGATGCAGCCCTTGGAATGCTGCGCCAGATCGGACCGCGACCAGGCGTCCTCGCCCAGTTCGCCGACGTTGAACGATTGTTGAAAGCCGATCTGTCGCATCAGGCCAGACTGGCCCCGCCCGTTCGGGGGGCGGACGGCGGCCCTACTGCGCCTGGGCGCGCAAGGCTCCGACGCGGTCAGCGAACATCGGCTCGTTGGCCCGCGTGTCCTGTCCGTCCGTGCCCATGGCCGCCAGCACCGCGTCGTCAGCCAGCTTGCGCAGCTCCAGCGCCCGTTCGACCGAGCCGCCGATGGGCCGGGCCGCCCGCGCCGCCAGCTCGAACACCACGGCGTCTCGGATATTGGCGTCCAGGGCGTCGGCCTTGCGGCGCATGACGCAGCTGACGTTGATCGGCCCGCCTTCCTTCGCGCGCAACACCACCTGGGTGGCGCCGTCGTCCCGCTCCCACACGCCGCGTTCCCAGCCGCTGGCGCGCTCGACTTCCCAGAAGCGCAGAGCCCCGGCGGGGGCCACATAGGCGACCGGATACTTCCAGTTCCCCGGAACCAGGCCCGACGGCTGCAGCGTCAGATAGTCCAGCGCGCACAGCCAGCCGTATTTCACCAGCACGGCGTCGATCGCCGGCTGCAGGTGCGGCAGGATCTTCACCAGACGCCCGGGCGCCGGGTCCAGCTCGACCGACTGCACCGGATCCTCGCCCAGCTGCACAAGGGCGCCGTTGACCAGAAGGGTGGCGGCTTGGCTCATGGCTTGATCTCCAAAAACATCGAAGGCGGGAGGGGTTCAAATCCTCCCGCCTTCGGTTTCGACCCGCCCCGTCTGTGTTTGAGCAGCACGGCCGGGGCGGGGAAGTCAGACCGGGCTTATTGCGCCGAGCCGTAAACGGCCCAGCTCAGCGTCCCGGCGTCGGGGTTGCCGCCCTTGAAGGTGGCGATCAGTTCGGCGCGGCCGCCGTCCTTGACCGAAGCCGCCCGGGCCGCCTGGGCCGAGGCGTAGCCGGCCAGCTGCCACAGGGGCTTGTGGCGGTCGGCGATGCCGACGGACTTCAGCAGCGAGGCCGAACCCGCCGCCGTCGCCACGTCCTGCGCCGCCAGCAGGCAGTCGGGGTCGTTCGCCACGCCGACGTCCAGGGTGATGGCCGTGCCGAAGTCGGTGAACTCGACGGTAGAGATGGCGTCGAAGCGCGTGGTCCAGTCGACATAGCCCAGCGAGACGATGTCGTTCTGGGCGGCGTCGCCTGTCCAGTAATCGCGCAGCATCCGCACGACGCGGCCGTTGCTGAAGAAGGGGTCGGTCAGCGAGGCCGCCATCCCGCTGGCGGCGACGTGGGCGGCTCCGAGGATTGCACCGATGAAACGGGCCATGAGTTTCGTTCCTTGTCATCCTGCGGCCTTTCCATGAGGTCCGCACGCCCGCATGGGGCGAAAAGAAGGGAAGGCGGCCTGCCGGGCCTCAAGCAGCGCGAAGCGCGGTAGGCCCGTGATTAAAGATCCTTGACCTCGATCCCGGCCACGCCCTCGTCCCAGCCGCGAGCGGCGCCCGCTTCGGTTTCGTAGTAGGCGTAGGGCCGCATCGACTTGTCGCCGCGCGGGGTGATGGTGGCGGTGTGGATCTCGCGCGACTTCAGCTGCATCACCTTGTCCACCCACATGGGCAGGACATAGGTGTCGCTCGTCCCGGCCTTCAGGTGCACGTCCTCGTCCATCACGAAGTCCACGCCCCAGGCGTGGGTCAGCTCGCCGCTCTCGATCCGCTTGACCGTCTGATAGTCGCCGCTGGTCGCGGGGATGGTGGTCAGCAGCTGCGAGATGTCGTCTTCGCGCAGCGCCAGCTTGATCCGGCCGCCCTGCAGCAACTGCAGGATCTTGGTCTTGCGGATGATCCCTGCCGCGGCGCGGATCTTGCCCAGCGTCAGCGGCAGGGCGCCGCTGGCCGGAACAGCGTCCTTCTCCAGCGTGTGCAGGAACTTGCGGCTGGCCACGTCGACGATCTTGCCCGACGGGAAGTTCAGGATGTTCTCGCCGTTCTCGCCAATGCGGGCGGGGGCGAAGAAGGCGTCGCGGACGCGGCTGTCCAGCTTGCGCATCTTACCGGCGCGCATGGAGGCCATGACCTTGTCGGTCGGGTCCTGCAGCTGGTGGACCTTCTGGATGCTCTCGATGAACTTGCCGTCGTGGAACTGCTTCAGGAAGCCGACGCGGCGCGTCATCTCCAGCAGGCCTTCGGGGCTGTCGGGCACCACGGTGTCCACGTCCTTCGGATCGGACTGGCCGATGCTGTCGACATTGAACATCTTGCCGGCTTCCGAATAGCTCAGGTCGGCGTCGATGTGGGGCAGATAGACGCTCTCGGTCTGCTGCGGAACCATGTTCAGGTTCGCGCGGAAGCCGTCGACGTCAGCCTGGGTGATCTGTGAATAGTCCATGGGCGCACGCCCTCCTGCATTCGATCAAAGGCCCGGGCTCAAGCAGCGCGGATGCGCCTTAGCCCAAGCGGGTCTGGTTTGATCGGCTGCAGTCTCGACCGGACGGTCGTGCGTGCCTGGCGGTCTCGCCCGCCTGGGGCGCTTCCCCCTGATCCGGCGCTTGCGCGGTCTCCGGGGAGGGAAGGGCGGGTGCTTTGAAACGGAGCACCCCAACCGTTACGCATGGGCTGAACTGATTTGCCCGCGTCGTCAAGCGTTTTTGTGCGGGTGGGGAATCTGTGGTATTTGTATGCTGTCTATTGACGCATCATAAGGAAACAGAATGCGTAAACTTGAAAACCGCTCGTGTCTCGGCTGCGGTTCCACTGTTAAGTTATCGGTTCCAGGCAAGATGACTGGCGACTATTGTCAAGATTGCAGGCCGGACACTCCGCTGTCGCCAGAAGCGCAACGCCTCAAGACGCTGGCGGACGGCCTGGAAGGCGTAATCAGGAGGTCTGTCCACATCAGCTAGGCTGATCCGGCCGCTTCTCCCCGCGCGCCTGGGCCAGCAGCTGGCGGCGCTCTTCCAGCACCGCGCCGTGCTGCGGGTGGTTCTTGCTGTTCAGGGCCGCCATCTTCTCGGCGTTGCCATGGAAGGCGTTCAGCGCCGCCTGCGCCGCCGCCGGCGTCAACTGTCGGGTGGTCGTCGCGGCGCCCGCGCCCTCGGGCGCCTGGGGTTCTGCCATCTTGCCGATGGCGTGGGCCAGGACGCGCGACAGGGTCAGGTTCGACCCTAGCTTGGTTTGCAGGTCGGCCTGCGCATCCTCGTCGATCTGCCCGCCCAGGGCGTCGCGGATCAGCTTGCCGATGGCGCGGCGGTTGCCCTCGGCGGCGGCGCCCCATTCCTTGTTCAGCGTCTCGGTGACGGTTCGCGTCTCGGCGTCCAGGGCCTCGGCCTCGGCCTGCGCCGCCTTCTGGCCCAGGGCGTTCAGCGTCTCGATCACCGCCGCCATCTGTGACGGCTGGAACTTGGCCTTGCCGCCCAGCTCGCGCAGGATCTCGGCCAGTTCGGGCGTATCCGCCGCCGCCTCGGGCGCCAGCTCGATCTGATAGTCCTTCGGATCGTCCGGCACGCCCAGCGCCTTGTGGATCGGCGCCCAGTCGTCGGGGGCCTGGTCCTGCGGCTTCTCCGGCACGGTCAGCAGGCGCTCGGCGGGAATGCCGCGCTGCTTGTAGAGGTTGGCGTGCGCCTTCATCGCCTCTTCCGGCGACTTGTAGTTGCGGAACAGCGGGTTGGTCTTCAGGTCGTCGGGCAGGGCGTCCTGCCACGGGGCGTCCGGCGCGGCCGCGCCGTCAGGCGGCGCTGCCGAAGTCGCCGCCGCCTGCGTCGAGGTCTCCGCTACCGCCGTGGTCGCCGGCGGGGTCTGGGTCGTGCTCGTCTCCGAACCGGACGGCGGGGTTGCGGACGTGGTGCTGGGGGTGTCCGTAGCCGTGCTCATAGTCTGCTCCTTCAAGGATCTGCGTCAGTCCGGCCGCTGCCACGGCGACCGGGTCGAAACCGGCCAGGCCGGCGATGTCCAGGACCGCGCTGGCGCGGCCGTTGCGATGATTGGCGTCCGGCGGCGTCTCAGGCCCGCGCGCCTGGCCGACCCCGCCGATCTGGGCCAGGGCGTGCAGCAGCACGACGCGGCCCAGCTCATGGCCGAAGGTCCGGCGATAGGCTTCGCGCACGCCCGCCTCGTCGCCATCGCGCACGCGCGCGATCAGCCGCGCGCTGTCGAACCCGTGCGCCCGCTCCAGCTCGGGCGTGTCGGCGGGCAGGGCGTCGGTCACTGTCGCGCCGGGAGATAGACACGCCCGATCGCCGTGCCGGCCAACAGCATCTGGCGCAGGCGCGAGGGTTTGACCGGGGGCGGGGTTTTTGTCAGGGCCTTGCTCAAGGGCGTCTCCTTCGGGGTTACGGGCGGCCCTATGCCGCCATGGCCGGTTGTCCGGCGTTCTCGATCGAGGCCAGGCCCTGCCCGGCGTCGCGCAGGGCGGTGGCCTGGGCGGTCAGCGCCTCATTCTCGCGCGCCTGGGCCTCGGCCTCGGCCCGCTGGGCCTGCATCTCGGCCACGGCGGCGCGGCTGTTCACCATGCCCGGCGCATTGCCCAGGCTGTCGTTGATGGTGCGCAGGGCCTCGTGCACGGCCACCACGTCGCCGGCGCTGTCGTCGAACTGCTTGGCCATGGCCGCCGCGTCGAACAGGCGCAGCGCCCCGTCCACCTGGGTCAGCATCTGCGCCTTGGCCAGCGGCCCGGCGTAGTCCCAGTCCACGTCCAGGCCCGACAGCTCGGCGGGCGGCGCGGGCACCAGGTCCTCTTCCAGCAGGGCGTCCAGCTCGCGGTCGGCGCCCTTGCCGAACAGGTCGCGGTCGAACGACGGGACCAGATAGCTCATCGCCCGCTGGCGCAGGTCGCGCCGCTCGCGGATCTCCTCGGCGGTGACGTTCGAGGCGTCGCGCAGATTGATGAAGGTGCCGAAGAAGACCTTTTCGATGTTGGCCGTCAGGGCGGCGATGCGCCGCTCGGCCCAGCTGGGGTCGCCGGCGATGTCCGCTTTCTGGATCGCGTCGCGCAGCGACTGGAAGCCGAGGTTGACGGGGTCATAGACGTTGACCTGGCCGGGGCGCCGGTCCAGCCGGTTGCCGAACAGCCGCGTGGGCGCGAACAGCACCGGGTCGTTGATCAGGTCGATGGCCCGTTCCAGCCCGCCCGAGAAGTGGTTCAGCGCCATGGCGTCGGGCAGGGCGTCGAAGCCCAGGCCCGTCGCGTAGGGCGACCCCTCCCACAGGTCCATGCGCGCCACCTGATAGGGGAAGCTGTCGTAGCCCTCGGCCTTGACCTCGAACATATCGTGGTCGGGCAGCAGGGTCAGGCTGGCGAACGGCTTGTGCGAGGCCACCGCCCCGCGCACGCCGCCCTGGCGCGGCTCGACCAGGTGCAGCAGGCGCACCGTCTCGCGCGCCTTCTTCGGATCCTTCGCCAGCTCGGCGATCTTCGGATGCTGAAGCGCCTGCGGATAGGCCGTCTTCAGCCGCCACACCGGCAGGGTCCAGGCGAAGAACAGGGTGTCGATCTCCCCGTCCTCATTGACCGCCCACCAGCAGCTGCGCAGCGGCCGATGCTGGTGGCGCGGGCCGAAGCCGCGCTTGCGGCCGACCCAGCGGACGCAGTTGCCGAAGGCCAGGAACTCCAGCCCGCAGCGCGCCACGGCCGTGACCATGCCCGACTGCGGCGCCATCTGGGCGTCGAACAGCTGCCAGCGCAGGTCGTCCAGATAGTCGCGCGAGGCGTCCGTCAGCGCCAGCTCGCGCCCGTCCGGCCCCTTGCCCCAGCGCGCGCGGCCCGACAGGGCCATGCCCCGGTTCACGTTGGGGGCCAGGAAGGGTTGGGTGGTGTCGATGGCATAGGCCACGAACAGGGCCGCCGCCTGCTTCAGCGCCTGGCGCGGCGTATTGGTCACCACGCGTCGGTTGCGGCGGAACACCGGCGTCGAGGGCGAAACGGTGAAGCTGGACGACGGATAGAAGTAGTCGGCGACCATCTGCCAGCCCGCCTCGAACGGCCGGCGCAGCTCCTGCGCCTCCTCCCAGGCGTTCTGGATCCGCTTGCCCTCGTCCGTGATTGACGGGGCGCGGACCACGGCCGGCGCCTTGACTTCGGCCTCGCTCATCCGCCGATCCCCGTCAGGGTCGGCGCAGGCCCCGCGACGGCGACGTCGGCGGCGGCCTCGCTCAGGAAGGTCGATTGCCGCCCGCCGCCGCGCAGCCGCTTCTTCCGCTCCTGGTCAAGCCGGTTTTGCACGTCCGCCGGATCGACGGGGCGCGGTTCTTCACGGACCTTCTGGCGACGGAGAAAGCTCATGAGGCCACACTGGCCCCGCCCGAACGGGGGGCGGACGGGCGGGTCAATCGAACACCACTTCGACGACGTTGGACGTGCCGGGCGCCTCCAGCCCCATCGACGGCAGCACACCGGCGCGGTCGTTGATGCCGTCGCCGCCCAGGCAGGCGTATTCGATGCTCTCGCCGCAGTCCGAATACTCGTTCTTCTTGGCCACCATCGACGTGCTGTCGCCGCGCTTGGGGTAGTGGAAGCCGCCGTTCAGCGCTGTGATGCTGAACCGGCACTCCGGGTCTATCAGGAAGCCGTTGCGGCGTTGCAGGGCCGCCTTCAGGGCATGGCGACGCAGCTTGGGGTCGTTGGTCGGGGCCGGAATGACGCGGATGCCCGAGGACCGCTGCAGCTCCCCGATCCAGCTCATGCCCTTGTTGAGGCTGGACCGGCTCTTGCCCGCCGGATCCATGACGATGATGGCGCGCCGGCAGCGCGGGAACCGGGTCTGCAGCTTGGCCTTGATCGCCTGGCCCAGCTCCACCGCGTCCATCTCGCCGTTCTCGGTGTCATAGGCGACGATCTCGGCATACTGCCGCCAGTGGCCGAACAGCGACCGCTGTAGGAAGGCCGCCGCGCCCCGAAAGCCCACGTCCACGCCGATGACGACGGGCAGTTCGGCGTCCGGCTCCATCGGGCCGGGCGCGACGTGCGCCCCTTCGTCGAAATAGGGGTGCACCGGCTGGCCGAAGCGGCCGTATTTGCGCTTGCACTGGAACAGGCGCTCGACGTCGTGCACGTCCATCAGCTGCGCCCGGTCGCGATAGTATTCAGGGTGGATCTTCTTCAGGTTGGCGACATTCTCGGCCTTCGCATGGAAGCCGTCGGCCGTGTCGGGATCATAGCCCGGCGCCTGCTTGTGGATTTTGAAGCCTTCAGGCGCGCCCTGGTAATACTGCTCGTCGAACCAGCTGCCGATCAGCGGCGTGTTGGCGTCCCCGAACACGCCCGACCATCCGGGCGGCGCCGGCGGCGCCAGCCGGTCCTCGGGCTCGGGAAAGCGCCCGACCCGGTTCAGGGCGTAGCTGATGATGTCCGACGACTTGTGGGTGTCCACCTCGGGCAGCCAGAAGCCGGTGCACTCCTTGCCCCGGAAGAACTCGTCCAGGTCCAGATCCTGCACGGCGCGGAAGCGCACGTCGACCTCAACCGGCCCCTGACCGTCCGGTCCCTGACCGCCGATCTGGATCAGATGGTCGGCCGGGTCGCCCTTGGCCCCGTTCCACTTCCCCCACGGCCGGTCCATGACCTTCAGATAGGACGGGATCACGCTGTCCCAGGCGATCCGATAGGTCGGGCAGACCACGAAAATCCGCGCTCGACGCCAGCCGTCTCTCGGACTAGGTTGCTGCCAGAGAGCAGCACGCAGACACCGCCGGGCCGAAGCGATCGTCTTCCCCCCGGCCGTCGGCCCGACAATGAACGCCCCCAGGCCCCGGTCGAACTCGTACCGGCGCGCCACCGGACCGGCGAAGCCCCATGTGCGCTGTTCAATCCTGCGTGCGTTTTCCGACAAGCCGAAACCCCGACCCTGACCCTGTTCGTCGCAGTCGGTTTTCGGCCTGCCCATTGGGGGGGCGGACGGCGCTGAGGGCTTGAACCTGCCGGAAGGCCTCCCCCTGGGAAAACGACCGGCGGTCGGTTTTGGGGGCGGGGGGGCGCGAGGGGGGCGGGGGGAGGGCCGAGGGGGCGCCCCTCCGCTGATTTCTGATCAGCGGTCGTGCGGGGGCGAAGCGCAGCGATTACAGGCGCTTAGGCGTCATCGTGTGACTTCGGGGGTGTGACTTTCTCCCCCTCGATCACGCTAACCCCTTGATTTTCCAGCAAGTCGGGCGGCGTGTCCCACTCGCTCAGCTCGCCGCCCTGGCCGGCCGCCGTCATGCCGTCCACCGGCACGGCCACGAAGGTGACGGGCGGCGCGTCCTTGCCGTCGTCCTCGCTGCATCAGCAGCCACGCCTCCTTGGCCTCGCACCCCAGCATCCGCGCCAGATCGCGGGCCTTCACGGCCATGGCCACCATGACGTCGCCCTTCGCCGCCCGCAGCTCCGCCGCCGAGACCAGGGCGATCTGCGCCGACTGCTGCCCAGGCGTCAGCCCGGCGAACTGGGCCTCGACATACTTCTGCAGGTCGCCCGACCGCTTGTTGGTCGAGCCCTTCGGACGGCCCGGGCCGCGCCTGGGCGCCGGGGCGACGCCCGGGAGCGTCGGCATATTCATATTTGGACCGTTGTTTATTGGGTTCTAGAGGGTTCTTCGGGCGGTTCTATGAATATTCCAGCGTTTTCGGGGCTTTCGGCAAGGGCAGAACCATAGAACCGTAGAACTCTCATATCCTCGCATATGTGCGAGAGAGAGCGTCTATTATCTCCGCGTGTGAGGGGCCGCGCCGGTTCTACGGTTCTACGGTTCTATGATCTGCGAAGTGATTGAGCCGTCGCGCTTTTCGACAGAACCCAGGGCAGAACCCTAGAACCGTCTCGCCTGGTGTCCCCTGACCCTCGGCGCAGCCTCAATCCTCGCTACACCGGGCCGGGTCGGGGGCGGACAGAGGGCCTGTGTGAGGCCGGTTTCTCGCCTCTCCAGGCGGGGTCGGGGCGTGTCCCCTGACCTCCATGCGGCGCCCGCGCGCACCGCGCCCTGGCGGGCGCTGCGCGGGCTCTTGTGAAGGAGTGCGGGGCGTCGCCTTGTCGGCGACGCAACAAGGCCCCGCAGCTGATCGCTGCGAGGCCTCGTTATTTCATGCCTCGCGCGCCGTAGGCGCGCTCAGGCCGTATCAGGCGGCGGCAACTCATGCGGCGGACCGGCCTCATAGGCGGTCGTCACGTCGATCAGCTCAAAGGCTCCGTCAGCCGCGCGCCAGCGGCAAAGCACAACCGTGCTTCCCAGCGCGCCATAGTCCCAGCCGACAATGAGCGGACTGCGCACCATGAAGCCGCTCACGCCGCCATCGGCACGGGCATCGCGTCGTCCCAGTCCAGCGCCTCGGACAGCCGCACCATGATCCCGCTCGCCTTCTTGTCCAGGCCTCGATCGCATTTCCCGTTCTCCCACAGGTGTTTCGGCATCTGGCGCAGCACCCCCAGCCAGGGTCCGGGCGCGCCCATCTTCCCGGCCCAGGGCGTGCCGCTGAACAGCACGTTCAGGCCCGGGTGCTTGGCGGGGATGAAGAGGCGAGCATGAGCCCAGTCCTCGGGGTTCGGGGCTCCGAACTTATCCTTGCCGAAGCTCAGCGTCATGCCGAAGTGCTTCAGCGTGTAGAGGACATCCTCAAGACTGGCCTTTTCGTCGATCCCGCCGCCCCAGTTGTTGCGCCAGGCCAGAAGAACCGATCCCACCGACTTGTGTTTGACGTTGCGGATAGTGTCCGGCTGCGCCTCGATCAGGTGCATGAACGCCCGGCGCCATGTCCTCTCGCGGCCGCTGGTCTCCACCAGCTGCTCGGCCCTCAACAGCCCCTGCCATTCCAGAAGCTCCTCGGCCGTGGGCATGTCGTCCCGCAGCGCCGCGTGGCACGCCGCCGCCAGCGCCCCGAAGGTGTCGGCCGAGCGGTCGTTGTGGCCGACATCGACCAGCGCCGCCTTGAACACGCCGATCAGCGCCTGCCAATCGGCGCCCGCCTTGCCCTCGAACCACCAGATCATCCGCTTCAGCAGCTGGCGCCCGATGGCCTGCACCTTGGCCGCCTCGCGCAGTCCCAGGTCTTCCAGCGTAGTGTCCCGCGACACACGCTCGCGCAGCATCAGGATCGCCATGCGGCTGGCGTCCTGGGCGTCGATGGCCGGCACGGCGATGGACGACATCATGAAGCTGGAGTTGACGCTGAACTCCTGCCCCACGCCGTCCTTGCCGCCGCGCTGCATCTTGTCCCCGGAATAGGCGACACGCGCTAGCTCCAGGATCTTGTCCGTGGTGCGGGTGTCTTCCTTGGCCTCCATTTCGTCGACCATCACGGCGACGCTGTCCTGCTTGACCTTCTGATAGATGCCCGCCTGCGTCGTGTTCGACGTAGCCAGCAGCGCGCCGTTCATCAGGAAGCGGAACAGCTTCTGCAGCGTGGATTTGCCCGCGCCCTCGCCGCCGGTCACATAGATCACGGGCCGCTGATCCAGCGCCCCGCCGACCATGGCCGTCATGATCCACCCCAGCGCCAGCCTCGGGTCCAGCTCCTTGCGGTCCCAGTTCCAGCTCTGCAGCCCCTGCAGCAGCACGTCCCCCGGCGACCCGGCGCCCGCGCGCTCCAGCGACCGGCTGGGCCGCCCGATCTTGGGCCGGCCCGGATAGATGAACCGTCCATGCTGGCCCGGCGGCCGCCACTGGCCGCTGATCCACACCGCATCCCCGGCGTGATAGATCAGCTGCCCGTCGTCGTCGCGCCACGCGCCGCGCCCGCGCACGCGGTCTTCCAGATCGAACGTCCCGCAGTATGTGCAGGCCGCGAACAGGTCGTCGCGGGCGTCCTCGGCCGCATAGCCGGTCACGCCATGTTTGCCCCAGCGTGGCCAAGCCCAAGTCAGATACCCTGGCCGGCCGCCGAAGAGGCTGGTGATGTGCCCCTTGCCGGCGTTCTCGGCCAGCACCGCCACCTCGCCGAGGGTGTCCAGGAAGAAGTAGGTGGTCCCGCTCAGCGTCGCCTGCTTGCCCAGCGGCGTGACCGGGCAGGCCAGCGGCAGGCGGTGCCATTGGGCGTGATGCTCATGCCACCGGCCGGGCTCCACCTCCTCTTCGCCCCCGCCGGGCGTCTTCAGGATCATGGGGCCGCCACGGATCGGATCGGCTTTCGCCGCTGCCAGCACCTGGCGCGACAGGGTGACCTGGTCCTCTTCCTCAAAGGTCGGGACGATGCCGGCGATGGCGTTGAAGGGATCGTTACTCAATATCCGGCCCTTGCATTCAAATGGCTCAGCAGACGCTTCGCGTTCTGCCTGGCGTTATTGACCGCCGCGTCGCGGTCCTTCGGCGTGCAGCTGATCGACAGCCGGTGCGCGCCGCCGTCGCGCGCGAACACCTTGACCACCAGATGCGGCCCCTCGTTCACGATGGCGGTGCCCAGGCCCCAGGGCACCATGACCTCGCGGATCACGGCGATCTGAGCGCGCATCACGCGCGTCAGGCGAAGGGCGCTCATGCTGGCAGCGCGGGATCGAGGGCCGCCGGGTCGAAGCACAAGGAGCGCGGGTTTCGGTCGTCGTGGTTGGCAGCCCAGGCTCTGAACAGACGCTCGTCGGTCAAGCTGAAAAGCTGCAGCCCGCGCGGCACGACAATCGCGTGAATATCGACGTAGTAGATCTGATGGAGGCGGGGCTTTCCCGGCACAGGCGTTGATCCCGCCAGCGACCACACCACGAAATCGCCCAGCCATGTCTTGTCTGGATATACGCGGTCCGCGAAGTCAGGGTAGGGCATCAGGTAGTCGCCCTGATGATCATAAATGTTCGTCACGCCGCCACCCCCCTGGCCATATCGTTGAAATCCTTGCCCAGCGCGGCGCGGATCACCGCCACGGGCCGCCCGTTCGCCTGGGCGCGCCAGTGCGCCTCGACGCGCTCGAACGCCGCCACCGCCTCGGGCTTGTCCCAGTCGTTGTCGGCCGCCAGCACCACGGCCGAGGCGCACCCCGGCCAGTCCAGCAGCCCCATCAGGCTCAGGCTCCCCGCCGCCCACACGCGGCAATCCGGCCGCGCGATGGCCAGGGTCAGGGCGTCCTCGATCCCCTCGGTCACGATCAACGGATCCGTCCGGCCCTTCTTCTCGGCCATGGTCGGGCTCAACCCGCTGGGGCCGGGGCTGATGCGGATGGCGCCGCCCGCGACGCTGCCGATCATCGTCTTGGCCTTGCGCCGCTGCGCCTTGCCCGCTCCGTCCGGCGTCAGGAAGGTCCGGTGCAGCCCCGTCACCGCCTTGCCCCGCGTCACCGCGCTGACCATGCAATGGCGCCATTCATGGACCTCGCCGGTCTCCGGGTCGGCGAACTCCACCGCCTCGGCCCAGCGCAGGGCGCCCGGCTGATGCGCCAGCCGCTCGATCGGCAGGCCGCGCGCCTCTTTCAGATACCGTTCCGCCGGCGTCCCCGCGATCGGCGGCAGGCCCAGCCACAGCTTGAACAGCTCGGCGCTGCGCGCCTTTTCTATCGCCTGGGCGCGGGCTTCCTCGGCGCGGATCTCGCGTTCGCGCCGCTCGCGCGCCGCCGCATCCTCGGCCAGCGTCCGCACATGGCCCCGGTCCCAGCCCAGCCAGTCCAGCGCCCACCAATAGACGTCGATCTTCTCGGCCGGGCGCGGCCTGGCCAGATACTGGATCAGGTCGAACACGTCGCCTTTGTCGTCACAGGCGTAATCCTTCCACGCCCCGGCGCCGGCCCCTTGCGTCCAGATGACGAAGCTGCCGGGCCGCCGATCCTTGCGGTTCGGGTTCAGCGGATGGATCAGGCCCTGACGGTCGGGGCGCTCCCTGATCCCCAGGTCGCGCAACAGGCCCGGCAGCCGCGACTGCAGCTCGGCCTTCACCTTCTCCCAAGGGTGGGGCAGGGGGCGGCGCTCGGTCATCGCCCTGCCTGGTCAGTGAGCGCGTCTTCAAGCGCGATGATCAGATCGGTCGCCTTGAACATAAGGCGTTCGCCCAACTGGATCGTGTGCTGGAAGTCCATGCCGTCATCCTTGCTCCAGCTGACGCACGCGCGCTCCCACGCTGCCCGAGCTGCCGCGATCTTGGACTGGTGCCCGCTCACCACTGGCTCAGCTCCTCATCCAGTCGGCGGCGCAGCTCGGCCGCCAGGGTTTCCAGGCTTCCGTCCAGCGCCGGATCCTCGTCCCGCGCGTCCTCGACCGTCATGGCGTGGTGACGCACCGTCTCGCGGTTCAGCCCCGTCGCCGCCGCCATGGCCCGGGCGTTCACGTCGCCCTCGGTCATGGTCAGATAGACCGCCCATTTGCGCGCCAGACCGACGGCGCGCGGCGGCGACGCCCGCGATCCCGTCACCGTGCGCACCGCCTCGGCCTCGGCCCCCGCCGCCTCGGCCGT